AAGGATCAGATGGGCCACCCGGAGGAGCACCGGGCGGGGGCGCTCCTCCGGGTGTCGGCGCACCACCAGCCGCCGGAGGGGAAGCCTGGTTGGCTGGGTGCTGCACGAACTTGGCGATGACTTCTAAGAGCATGCCAGCGAACTTGGGATCGTAGTCAGGGGATGCCACTCCACCAGCTATTGATTGTGCGGCATCTCCGAGTGCGTCCTTGAACGACGGCGGAGCTTTAGAAGTATCGGCCATCTACTGTTGGACAACAGTCTGACGACGAGTGAAGACCCCTCGGTGTGCCCAGAGAAGGTCAACGATGACAAGAATGGCCGTGACAATGAAGATCACGCCCAAGACCTTGCCTGAGATTGTCGCCCATCCACCCTCTTGTAGCCCGAGAAGGAAGAAGGAGATGGCGATAGGAATGCCAGATAGAGGTCCCATTACGGACGCAGATCCTTGGGCGGGCTGGGCTCGCGACGCTGCATGTCAGGGCCGTTACCGTAGACACCTTCGGTCTGGCCCTGCATCTGCACGTTCGTCTTGCCGCTCTTGCCCGAGTAGTTGGATGCTGTCCGGTCATTGGCCATTTGATTCTCCTAGGTTGTTGGGATCGGGGCTGGGGGCGTTGGGGTCGGCGGGGTGGTGGTGGCCGAATCGGGAGAGGAAGTCGTGGAAGAAGTGGTGACGGGATCTGGGGTCGGCGGGGATGCCGGTACCGTAGGGTCCACAGCCACCGGAACGACTGGAACGGATGGCGGAGGATCGGCTACCGGAGTCGTTGTCTCGACCGGAGCTTCCGCTTTCTCTACGTCGGCTACACCGGTATCGACAGCGGTTGCGGCTTCATCGACACCACCTTCAACGGTAGCTACTTCGGGTGCCAGCGATGGGTCAACAGTGTCGATGTCCTTGGCGACCGTGGCGGCATCGGTTGTGACATCGTGGGCAATGGTGAGGATCTTCTCGCCGGCATCAGTGGTCAGTCGGACCTGATGAACACGGTGGGATAGCTTCTCGATTTCTTGGACGAACTTGGAGATCGGTTCAGCGAGATCATCGTCAAGTGTTTCTCCGACAATGTGGACAATCCAGTTACCCATGACTACTTCCTTTTGGTTGATGGATGAAACCCTAAAGAATGGCTCTGGCGCTGGATGACGTCGAACCCTCAGAGCCATTCGTTAGGAGTTCACACCGTGGAGGGTGTGAGCGGGGGACAAAAAGCTACTTGCGCTTTTTGCGACCACCGTGTCGTCCCTTGTGTCGGGCCATATGTGTCACCCCCTTTCGAGATGGATGTTTGCGAGCGTTGGACAATGAAGCCGCAACCGCTTGATTCTGCGGATGTCCAGCCTTGACCATCTCACTGATGTTGGAAGACACCGTAGAGCGAGATGACCCTGACTTGAGTGGCAACTAGCGACCGCCTCGATTCTTGATCCGTGGGGCTTTACGGAGCATGGACTTCTTGCCGTGCTTCATGCCCGAACCCTTGGTCATTCCCTTGGTGAGTTGACGCTTGGCCACCTAGTTCTCCTGACTCTCGACGTAAGCCTTGGCGGCTGCAACCGCATGGTTGATTGATGCCATGAAGTTCTCAACGTGTTGGTGATCCTCGGTGATCTCGGCCTGAATGGGACCGTAGTTCATGCGAACCTTGACGTTGCGAGTAGAGGGGATGTGTTCTGCCGAGAGTGTCACTACTTCCTCCTAGGACTCTTGCGGACTGACTTCTTGCGATTACCGGATTTTCCGGAGCCTGTCTTGAAGATGAGCGATTTGAACGCCATCAGCAGGGGTCCGAACAGGGCTCATCATTGCCATAGCGTTCATAGGGGTCATGAATGCGCTTGGCGTGGGCGTCACCGAACTGGATGCCGCCGGTTGTCGAGTAACGATCCGGAACACGGTGGCCGACTCCGTTGCCGATTACGACGGCTTCGTTGTCGGTGGCTAGTTCGTGTCGTCCTCTGTCGGCCATGAGGGCAGGGTAGAGGGGGCGGGAAGGGCAATCAAGTCAGGGGGTGGCTGCCTGCGCATTCTCCGTAACCTGCGTCGGCCCCGTTCTGATGTCCCACCCCAGATGCCGTGCTCCATGTGAGTGTCCATAGCGTATTCAAGACAGTTGAGTCGATTGCGACAAGTGTTACAAATAGCGATAGCCCGAGTTGTATCCACACCCCGAGTGGGAAAGAAGATATCAGGATTGAGCCCTTTGCATGGATTATTCTCCATCATCCAATCTGCACCGGCATACTTGGTTAATAGCCGATGCAGGTTATCAATGGGCATGGCCGGTACCTGGACCCTTTGGCTGGCCTTTGCCACCACCGGATTGCTGGAGCGCTGCGGCCATAGCTGCCTCTGCTTTGTTCATACGGTCGTCTATTTGCTGCCAATGGGGGTAGGCGTGGGCGGCGAGGACGGCTGGCCGATCGATGGCTTTCATTGCGAACAATGCATCTGATTCGGCGATGCGGGCTTGCCGGGATGTTGGGTTGGATGCACCGGCGATGACGAGGAGGGAGAACTTCATTGGGTCTACTGTGCCGTGAATCGACGGTGAGTAGAAGTGTCTTGATGCGAGTAGGAGTGCGCTATTCTGTCCATCCTGGCCAACGATAGCGACCGTTCGAGGGATGTCATAGTTCTGGATGATGAGGTGGGCGAGGAGCGTAAACTGTTCTGCAAGTGTTCGTTCAAGATTACGGAGAGCGGAGCGTATACGAACAAACCCCGCCTCTTGACTCGCCTGTACAGTCTGCTGAGCTTGTCGGCCCTGTGGAGTGTTCCCTTTCGTGACTCCACTAAGACCAGAGATGTTCTCCATAGCGGACTTCCATATGCCAAGGAGTTGGAGGGCATCGCCAGAGAACTTAGGCGGCTCCAACCACTGAGGTTTGGCGCCAGGTGAGTTGGCCACCTGCGAAGACATACTAAGACGAAGTCCTGGTCTGTTGACAACTTGAGTACGCTCCAATCCTGATGTTTTGACATCCATGAAGATGGGGTTACCTACGAGCTCGACGTTACCCTGCATCGAAGAGAGGATGCGGTTAATGGCGGTTTGACAGGGAGCCAAGTGAGAAACGATGGGGGTCGGCCAGAACTCGCCCATCTCTTCATCCACGTATCGTGAGTACGGGTGCCTATCGTGCTCCCATAGGTCAATGGCGAGTTCATCAAAGAGGACAACGTTGCCAGTATAAACGACGCATCGCCACTGATCGTGAACAACCCGGACGGGTTCGTCACCGTGTACTGGGTCCGTTGGCTCGACATAGGTTACTGCGTTCTCTCGGAGCCAGCATTCTTTAACAAGAATCCCGTTAGAAAGAATCTCATTAGAACTTCTGTTGGATTGTCCGGGTAGGCCCCAGGTGGTCCCCGAAGAACCCGGCAGGTTGCCAGGCATGGCCATGGGGTATTGCGAAGAGGAAGTAGGGGTAGGACGACCTTGTGATTCGTCGCCACGATCTCCGTATAATACGGCAGCTTTGACGGCTTCGTGATCTGCGGTCGGGAAGCGGCGTTGGATCTCTTCATAACTCATCCTCTTGACTTCAAAGAGATAGGTTGCATCGTTGAGGGATGTGGCATTGGGGTCTGGATAGATCCCCCATACGTCGATCCTCTTCATGTCTACGTTGCCGATGCCGGAGTCGAGTCCAGAATCCCATACTGACTTCAGGATGCCGGCACCGAACTGTGCTGCATCCCAGAGCATGAGAGTGAGTTCTCGATCCCAGCCTTCGACTTGGTACGAGGAGTTTAACAACATCTCCAAGTGTTCCGCAAGTGTTTGCAAGTGTTGTGCGTATGGATCGCCGGTAAGTGCGGCAGGTGCGATTTCGGGAGATATCTTCTGGTCCGTCATCCAGGCGATGCGAGAGGAGAGGATCGGGAAGATTTCTGAGTCAGTGACGTTGGGCGACCATGGGGACTGGAGAGCCATGGCTGCCGCTTGGTTACTGGTTAGGGCGTAGTTGCGTTTCCAGTTGGCTGTGAGCTTGCGTTTCTCGGCGGCTGCTTGGTGGTATAGCTGATCGAGGCGAGAGGATAGGTAGAAGTCTTCGAGGTCGATGTCGGGGATTGGACCGTCGTCTAGGGATGGGGCGGAGTCGATTGTGTAGCTAGTCACTTGGAGTGGACCGATCTCTTACCGAGGAATGACAGAACAAAGGCGATGAGGACGATGGCGATACCATTGTAGATAGTCGAGTGGATGCTAGCCAGCATCACGCATGGCCTTGCGGGATTCGTACAACCCTTCCTCAGTAACCCCGTGTGCAGATGCTTCCGCCATTTCACTGGGGGATAGCGGCTGGAGATCCACGTTCATGCCAATACGTTCCGTTGCCTCCGCCGATTGCCGCTTGAGCCCATCAGTGAACTCCCGGTTGTTGTTGACATATTGGCCAATGGAATGGTTGAAGTGTTCGGCGAATCCAGGAGAGTGGTTGAACTGGAATGAGCGTTTTGATCCGTCGAAACTGCATCGAGGGCATGGCCGGCGTTCTGGCATGTCGTCATGGATCGACCCTTCGATTGTGTACTGAGCTCGACAGGATGGACAGCGGTATTGGTAGCTAGCCATGAGATACCGACAGTTCAAGGGGCGGGATGTCGTGGAAACAGTCACGACTTTCCATATCGAGTTTAGCCATCATGACTAGAGAGTGAATGAAGTTCTCCAGTATCTCATGCCTCAACTCAATAAGGTCTGACTCCTGCACCGTTACCGTGGTGTAACACTGATGGTCAGGGCAGATGATTAGCCAGTTGACGAGAGGAGGGCATACGTGGTCGCCTTCCTCGTCCGTCCAGCGTTGCTCTGGCTTTATCGTGCGATTGACGATCATCCCACGGCATCCCATGGTGGCCGCTCGAACAGGTCATGTACCTGGGCTTCTGGCGCAATCTCTCTCGGCAACTGGGGCTCAGTCATCGTGCTCACGATAGCTATTGCGTATGCCATCACTGCGTCATCATACAGCTTGATACTGGCTGGGCCAAGCTCTCCGTTATTCAGGGTCACGTAGGTGGTCATCTGGTCGTAGGTGATCTCGTCGTGGATGGAGAGGGCACGCTGGCCGAGGAGGAACTTGACCTGCTCCATGGCCCAGTGTTTCCGCTGGTAGTTGGTCGACCAGCCGAATGAGCCCGATACCTTGCCCGGTGCTTTGTCGGCCCAACGGTGTTGCCAGATGTCTGGGTAGGAGTGGTCGAGACAGACGCCGATGGTGGCGTATCCTGGGCCTTCGATTTCGGAGTTGAGAAGTGCAGTGTTGTAGAAGTAACCTAGTTCCATGAGAACGTGTGCGAAAGGAACGGAATCGAGATGACCATGCCAGACGGCAACCTGTTCGAGAGTAAGGCGGTTGATGATCTGAATGCAGGCCCCATCTCCGTAAGTGGTCTTAGTGGGGTCACCAGCGACAACATATTTACCGTGAATCTTGTTGTTCGAGGGCCACTTGTAGACGGTCAATGGCCCCGTAGCATCACGTATGAAGGTAAGCTTCCCGTTGGCATTTACGAGAGAACCTGTGACACCACGCTGAGGATCAAAGCATTCATCGAGTTTTTCGAGGGGGAAGACGTTAGTTCCAGTTGATAGGAATGCCTCCTGTGGTGAACACGGGTATTCCTGATTGAACATCTTCTCGTCATCGAGACAGTCATTCTTTACCGTATGCCTACGCCAGGCTAGTTGGCCAAGGTTTAGTTGATACTTGGTTTGGATCTCTCGTTCAGTCTTGTTGAGGTCGTGTTGCTTGAGGGTGGTGTTGGAGAACTGGTACTCAGAGTGCTTCCACCACGGGAAGAAGAGCGGGACGTACTGCGACTGACCATGAACCGCACGGACCCATTCTTCGTGATACCAGTTACCGATACCATTGGCCGTTGACTCGATAATGACGATCGTTCCATGCTTATATGGGATCGACTGATTGAGGCCCACCATGAGAGTCTCTGGGTCTTCCCAAAAGGCACATTCACTGCAATGAACAGCGTGGTAGGTAAATGACCTACCGGATCCTGCGTTGCGTGCCGTTGCCACTGACATAGAACTTCGTGTCTCAAGCCACGCCAGACTTTTGATTGTATTGTGCTTCTCGGTGAATAGCTCATGGAATGGCCACTCCTCCCACATGAGTTTGGTCATATCGAATAGATGCTGTGCTGCTTTGGATTCGTGAGCTATGACCAGAGAACGAGTACCGGGGTGAATGAATGTCCAGTTGAATAATGTGCCTTCGGAGAATGTAGAGACACCGAGTTGCCGTCCCTTGAGGATAATGATACGAACTGGGAGCCCGAGGTTATATTGCCGTTCGATTTCCAGTCGTAGTTGATTCTGTGCCCAGGCGAATGGATCGTCAAGGTTGATCGGACCTATCTGTAGATCCTTGTTCTGGATCGTCAGGTTCTCCGTCCAAGGGACTAAACTCAGGGCTGGCATAGATTGACGGAACCACCGTCTGCGTCGATTGGATACTAGAGGTTAGCTTCAAGAACTCATCCCGCATCTTAGACATACCTTCGGGGTCCGACTTCTGGACCATGGCTGAGGCACGGGCCAGCATCGTTGTCATCAGTCTGGTGCGGGAGTGGATAGGTGCGGTGGCGAGGGTTTCGTAGGCATCGTCAATCATCTTCCACATGAAGAAGGTCATGGCTTCGGATAGTTCGGCGGAGCCATAGCGTTGAGTGTGGAGAGTGTCCTGGAGATTGCGGACAGCTTCGAGTTCAACAGAGAATGCTTTGGAGATGGCGGTAGGTGGGACGCCGACTTCGAGCAGGCGGGTGGATACGTGGGTGAGCCAGTCCGGGGCGTCATAGTCAAGGGACCAGGGATCAAAGGCTTGATTAGTCAAGTTCCACCCATCCCGGTCCACCATGGCAAGGGCAGTAACACTCCCGTAGTTGTTGGTGTTTGTCGATCTGAACCAGATGGAACCAAGTGCAGTCGTCATGTCTCCAGGCCCAACAAGCGTCAGTCTCTCTTGGGATGGTATTACCACCACGTCGCCGGCCTCTAGCCATCATCTCGTTGCTTCCGTCTTACATCAATGTCCAGGGCCAGCCCGTGCGCCTTCGCCAGCTTCGTAACCTGTTCGTCACAATCGGCATCAATCCGTAATGTGACCATCCAGTCGCCAGCAGTATTACTCTTCAACCCGAATAGCTGCCCACGGAGCTCGCACCGTTGGAACTTCGGCACCTCCACAATCCCCTTCGATGATCTACTCATCATCAACGGGCCGGTGTGGATAGTGGACCCCATCGGGCCACCGTTGGATAATACCTCTGGACTTAGACTCTGGAACTTCTCTATAGCGGCGTTATCGTCACTTCCGTTTGCCCATTCATTTCGGAAGTTGATGCCGGCTGCTTCGAGACTGTCGGCCAGTTGCCGCTCCAGTTCTGTTGGTTCTCGATCGCCTGTCTCTCCCGGCTCAGGGCTTCTTGTATGTGCAATGGCATTTCGCTGTCCAATGGCTCTCGTAGCAACATCTCTTCGTTCGGCGTCAAGCTTATCGTTGAGCCATCGCTGATCGGCTGCTCTCTGCCCAGCGTCACCATCTCTAGGAACTCGGATTGGTTCTTGCTCATCTTGGCGGCTAAATCCGTCATATCGGCCACTTGGGAGTTGGAGGATTGCAGCACCAGGCGCATCGCTGCCTCGTTCATCCGGGATTGCTCCGAGGCTAAATCCGTCATCCTGGTCAATGTCCTCTGGTGGTCGGAATGCTGGATGGTCAGTTGGTACAGCAAAAAAAGCAGCAGCATCGTCGCCAAAGTCGAGGTCAGGATCAGTCCAGCGATCATCGTTCATTCCCATCTATGCCATTCTACGAGGGTACGGGGCCGTACGTTGCTTACCATCTTACCGTATTTTTGTCAAGTATGTTGAGGATTTGAGTGGAGTGGGAGAGTGGCAAGTACGTTTGCATGGGGATTGGAAGTTTTGTTAGGCATATAGAAGAC